GGCGTACACGTGTTCGACGGTGGCGGGGGGTGGGGGAGGGCTTTTTCCGAACAGTCTGCCCCCTGATATGCCCCGTTTTTTGTGCGAGGTCTTTTCTCGTTTGACTTCTGGTTGTCGTTCGGGCGTCGCGTGCCTCTGGTTGGCCTTGTGTGCCGTTTTGACGCGTTTTCACGTCAACCTGGTATGAATACACGTTCTGATCTTTTAGGGCCGCAGATTGGCTCCTGTCGAATACTTGTACCGTGAGGAATTGAAATGGCGATCCAGGATGTGAGCAACCTTGCCGCGTCTTTCTGGCTGTTTCTATTTAAGTACGCAACCAAAGTCCGCCGCGCGGGTATGCGCAACCAAGTCGGTAAACATGCGCCAGTATTCTTGGCCGAAGAGGATGGTTCCGATCACCTGCGGGTTAACATTTGGCCCGGTGTGTGTCTTCATGAATGATTCGATGAGGGATGTTGCTTCTGCGAGCACGTCGGCTTCTTGACGTTCTAGTTCTGCCCTCTGGCTGCGCAGGCCTCTCATTGTGTCGATAATGCGAGATGCTTTTCGGTCGGGCATCAGACACCTCCTGTAGACGAGGGAGCGGCCAGGATGATAGTTGCGACCTCGCTAATGACGAGGGCCATTGCTCCAGTCTCATACGTAATCGTGCGCCCAATGACGACCTCGCGCACCTTCTCGATGGTCGCTTGTGCCTCAGCCAGTTGCTTGCGCAGGTCGTTGTTGCTGGTCGTCAATTCGCCGTTGCGCCGGAAGGTCGCGTCACGCTTGCGCTTAAGTGCGGCCAGTTGCTCGCGCAGTTCCAGCGTTACGTTCTCAGGCATCTTCTACTCCAAGTGTTTTCAGTAATGGCGCTACGGGGATGAGGATTCGCCGTCCGAGTTTCAGTGATGGTAGGTCGCCTGATTTGACTGCTGCGTAGGCCTGATCGCGTCCGACGCCGAGTAGTTCGGCGGCTTCGGTGACGGTGATGGTCAGTTTGCCCTCAAGTTCCGGTGGGCGTTTCACGGTTTCGTCCTTTGGTTCAGGTACGCGTCCACTCCGGTGATGCTGAATACCGGAGTTGCGGCTTCGGATAGGTATCCTTGTGCGCTTTCCGCGCCATGTGCGTTGATCGCCATGTAATCCGCGATGGCCTCGGCTAGGTCGTCATGCTCACGTTTTAGCGCTTCCTGTTCGTTGCCGATTTCTCGTAGCCGTTGCAGTTGGGCGCTCATGTGGTCCAAATCGATTACCGCTGCGGTTCTGTCCATTCCTCAATTGTACCATCTCGTGCGGTCTAATCCCTGGCTGTTGAGATTTTTGTCTTGCGGAGGTCACAGTGGACCTTTCGGAGCTGGTTTCTGATCCGGGTGCGTTTGCGGATCGTGTTTTGGGTGAGCCGATGTGGGATTACCAACTGGATTTTGCCCGCTCGAGCGCACGGTTTCGTGTGGTGGCCGCTGGGCGTCAGGTTGGTAAGTCGCGGACGTTGGCTAAGGTTTCGTTGCATGAGGCGACGACTAGGCCGAATATTCTGATTTTGGTTGTGTCGGCGGGTGATGAGGCTGCGAAGCGGCTTCTGGCGGATTGTGTTGCGTTGGCGAATGCGTCTGATGCGTTGCGCGGGTCGATTGTTGATGATGGTAAGTCGCTGTTGACTTTGACGAATGGTTCTACGATTCGTTCGGTTCCTGCGTCGATTCGGCAGATTCGTGGTTGGCCTGTTGATGTGCTGATCATTGATGAAGCGGGTTTCATCGATAATGAGATTTGGGATGCTGCGTTGCCGGCGATTATTTCGCGTCCCGGTTCACGGGTGGTTATCGCGTCGTCTCCTTGGGGTTCGTCGGAGCATTGGTATCGTGCTTTGTGGAATCGGGGGATGGATTCTCCTGATGACAATTATCGGTCGTGGCAGTGGTCGTCGTATGACTCACCGTTGGCTGATAAGGCGTTGTTGGATGAGTTGAAGGATGCTCGCCCGTCTGAGTGGTTCGCCCGTGAGGTTTTGGGCGAGTTCACGGAAGAGTCCGGTTCGTACTTTTCGGAGCGCGAACTGATGGATGCTGTTGCGGATTATGAGTTGTGTGCGCCGGATGATCTTGAGTGGTGGATGGATCAACGGTTTGCGGCTGCGGGTGGTGTTGACTGGGGTTTCAGTCATGATGCGAATGCGCTAACACTGGTTTCTGTTCTTGAGGATTTCGGTAAGAATCGTGAGATTCTGGGCGACAAACTTGCCTTGTTCATTCCGTGGTTTTTTTACAAGTACCGGTGGGCGTACACGGACTTCATCGATTATGTGGTGAAGACGGCTGGGAAGTACTTTCTTCCGGTTGTTGCGTCTGAGGTGAATGGTGTGGGCCAGTATCCGACGACTATGTTGGATGACAAAATGTCTGAGGCTGGTTTCTTTTCGGCTGTGGCACCGGTTGTGACGGATGTGCGTCGTAAGCAGTCGGGTTTCGGCATGATCAAGGGGTTGCTGCAGTCGAAGCGTTTGGTGTTGCCGCGTGATCCTGAGTTGTTGAAGCAGCTGCGGGGCCTCGAGTTTGAGCAACTGCCTGGTGGTTCTTTGCGTATTGCGGTGCCGGATCGTGTTGGGCATGACGATGTTGCGATGTCGTTTATGCAGGCGGTGTCGTCTATCCGTTTGGATCAGGCTGTGCGCCGTTCGACTGGTTTTGGTGAGTCTAAGTTGGTTCCGGCTGATGAAGAGTTCGTGGAAACGAAGTCTGGTTTGCGGGTGCCTGTGAAGGCTCGCCCTGTGTCGTTTCATCGTGACGCGTTCATGTATCCGCGTGGTTCAGAAGCCGGCGAAGGCTGGTAGTTCATTTCTTGTGTGGCCCCTGCGGGGGCTTTTCGTGTTTAAAGGCCCGGAAGGGGTATCCATGGCGCTCCCCGTTTCTGACTCCAAAAACGTGTGGCCTCCGAAGGCTATGGAGGGCATTTTTGCTCACATGGGTCAATGGTCGGCGTGGTATTCGAACGACATCACTAAGTTGCAGGCTGCGTATGGTGGTGGGGTGTCTGCCGATTCGACCGGCTTTTTCGCGTCGGATACTGGTGGGTTCAAACCGACTATTGGTCAGCGTGTGCAACGGTTCTTTGTTGGTCAGCGCCCGTTGGGGCCGAACCGGAACACGAAACTGCCTGTCCCTTTGGGTGGGCTGTTGTGTTCTGCTGTTGGTGACTTGTTGTGGGCTGACCCGGCAACGTTCACTGTTCGTGTTGATACGGACAAGGACGGGTCTGGTGTTCCGAAGGCGCAGGCGAATCCGACTCAGGAACGTTTGAACGAACTTGCCGATGAGGGCATGTATACGATGCTTGCGCGTGGTGCTGAGGTTGGCGCTGCGTTGGGTGGGCATTTCTTGCGGGTTGCGTGGGATAAGACTGTTGTCCCGGATCGCCCGTTTTTGGATGTGGTTGACGCCGATCAGGCGTTGCCTGAGTTCCGTTGGGGTCGTCTGGTTGCTGTCACGTTTTGGTCGGTTGTGGCCCGTGATGGTGTGAAGGTGTGGCGTCATTTGGAACGGCACGAACTGTCGCCTTTGGGTAATGGTGTGATCCTGCATGGTTTGTATGAGGGTGAGGATGACAAGCTCGGTGACCGGGTTTCGTTGTCGTCGCGTCCGGAAACCATGGCCCTGTTCGTTTTGACGGAGAACAGTGCGGTTGCCGGTCAAGTGGATTCGTTGACCCCTGGACTGTGTGTGGAGTATGTGCCGAACACTGGCCCTAACCGTTTGTGGCGTACTGATGTTGTTGGCCGTCATTTGGGTCGTTCAACGCTTGATGGTGTTGAACATTTGATGGACCAACTTGCGGAGACAGCATCGGATTGGATGCGCGCCCGTCGTGCCGCGAAGGCACGTGTCTGGTATGACAAGTCTTTGCTTGGTAACCCTGGCCCTGGTCAAGGGTCCGTTGCGGATCTTGATCAGGAAATTTATGTGGGCGCGTCGGAAACTATAAAGGGTCCGAACGTGAAAATGTCGGACAAGTTGCAGGTGTTGCAGCCGTCGTTTGATCCGACTGGGTATGAGAAAACGTTCACCATGTTGGTTGAGCAGATTCTTCAACTGAGTGGTTTTGCGTTGTCCACGTTTGGGATGGAGCAAACGTCGTCTAGGTCGATTGAGACGACGGCGACTGAGGTTGAGGCTCGGGAACGGTTGACGTTCCTGACCCGTGCACGGTTCATTCGTACGCAAACACCTCACCTGTCACGGATTCTGCGGAAACTCCTGGCGGTCGATAAGGCTGTGTTCGGCACGCCGAACGTTGACGCACCTATTTGGGTGGAGTTTCCCGATTCGGTGCAGGAGTCGATGCTGCGTCTGGCGCAAACGGTTCAAACGTTGTTTGTTGCGGAGTCTGCTTCGGCGGATGAACGTGTGCGCATTCTGCATCCTGACTGGAATGACGACATGTGGGATGAGGAAGTGGCGAAGTGGAAAACCGAGTTCACGTCAACTGTTGTGGACCCGAACGATCTTCCCGCCGAGAACCCGCATGCGTCAGAGAACCCGAACAACCCTGACGGTCCCAGCACAGAGTAGGTGAGCATGTCCGATCCGCAACAGAATGAGGATCGGACGCTCACCGTCATACTCACTGTGCTCACTGCTGCACTGTTGGCAGAGTTCATGACTGTTGAGGCGTCACTGATTCGACGTTTCGCAGTTCTGATCGCCAAATATGGTGTGTCGGATTTGTTGTTGCATCAGATGCGTAAGACGGCTCAGGGCGCAACCGTGGGGTTGCGTAAGGCGACCCCGGGGCTTGTGCGTCGGGTCGTTGAGCAGGCTGCATCTGATGGGGCACGTGCTGCTGGTCCGGGCGAACCGGTGAAACCGAAACTTGGTTTGGCCGGCGATTCGTTCGAGTCGCATGCGGAACGGTCTGCACGTGCGATCCGTGAAGACTTGGAAAACAAGTTGAACGGTTTGGACTACCGGATTGCCCGGTTCGCTGATGATGTGTACCGTGCTGTCGTTTCCGACGCTGCACAGTCGCAAGTGCTTGGTGCGACCCCGGTTCAGGCGCAACATGAAGCGTACCGGCGTTTGATGGGTCGAGGAATTGACGGTTTCGTTGATTCGAGGGGCCGCAAATGGGAACTGTCCGCGTATGTGGAAATGGCTGTGCGGACCGCAGCGCAGCGGACGTTCAACGTGTCCCACCTGGACCGTATGCAAGCGCTCGGTATCCAGTATTTCTATGTCACTGATGATGGGCATCCGTGCCCTCTGTGTTTGCCGTGGCAGAACGAAGTTTTGACTGTTGGCATCCCGGATGAGGTCGCGGCCCACACGGTTGAGGAAGCTACCTTGGCGGGCCTTTTTCACCCGAATTGTAGACACACGATTGTTGCGTTTACGCCAGGTGTAAGCAAGATTCCCGCGCCGCATGTTTGGGGCGCGGACGACGAACGCCGATACGTGGAGTCGCAACGTCAACGCGCACTCGAGCGTGCGATCCGTGCGGCGAAACGTGAACTTGATGGTGCGTTCACCCCTGATATGCGTGTGGTGGCGAACCGTCGTGTTCGTGTGGCGCAGAAGAACATGCGCGACTTCATAGACAAGACCGGGCGTGTACGCAATACGCGTCGCGAGCAATTGAATCTAGGCAACCACTAAGAGGTGGGAAGGCCGGCGACCGGTTGTTCTCGTGGGGACGAATTGATCAAATCCGGCTGTCACGGTACTAAAGCCGGTCGCCTAGCCATTCGCCTCTGCAGAAGCTAGCGACTCGCTTGCGCGCCTTCCAACACCAATTTTAGCACAGCGCCCATCGTGGCGCTCTTTTGTGCCCAAAAACGTCCGGATGTCCCGGATATCCCAATAAGAGCCTGGAGCTTGAATTGTCTGATGCACCCGTAACCCCTGCCGCCCCCGTTGAGGCTGCACCCGCCCCTGTAGTAGCCGCTGCGCCCGTAGGGGCGGCTCCGGTAGCTCCTGCCGCCGAGGCTGTAACCGATCTGCCCGGTTGGGCGCAGAAGATCATCACCGATGCACGCAAAGAGGCCGGCGACTTCCGTGTGGCAGCGAAGAACGCGGAACAGTCCATTACGGACAAGATCGCTACCGCCCTTGGTCTGAAACCTGATGCCGCCGTTGACCCCGCTGCGCTCACAGCATCCCTAACTGAAGCGCAGACAAAGGCGACCCAATCCGCCCGCGAGCTAGCCATTTTCAAAGCCGCTGCACACGCCGGGGCTGACCCTTCCAAACTGCTCGACTCGAACAGTTTCACATCTTCCGTTAGCGGGCTGGACCCGACTGACGGTGCCGCAATCACTGCGGCGATCACGGCTGCTGTTGCGGCTAACCCCAATCTCAAAGCGGTCCTGGCGGCGGCAGCGAGCGGCACTGAACTCGGCGGGACCGGGGAACAGGGCCAAATCTCAGAGCAGCAGCTCGCTGCCATGTCCCCGGAGGAAATCAACACTGCCCTGAAAGCGGGCAAGTTGGCGCACCTCCTCTAACCATCCGAAAGGAAAACAATCATGGCGATTTCCAAGTTTCGCCCAGAGATCTGGAGTGCTTCGCTTCTCGTAGCACTCCGTCAGAACCTCGTCTACTCGGCGTTCACTAACCGTGACTACGAAGGTGAAATCAGCGACGCTGGTGACACCGTGCGCATCACGTCAATCGGTCGTCCGTCCGTGTTCAACTACACGCGCAACGCAAGCCTCCCGGCTGCTGAGCAGGTCACCGATTCGCAGCGTACCCTCGTTGTGGATCAGGCCAAGGCGTTCAACTTCGCGGTTGATGATGTTGACGCACGTCAGGCTAAGGGCAACGTTATCCCGCAGGCTCTCGATGAGGCTGGGTTCAATGTTGCTTCGATCGTTGACAGCTACATTGCGTCGTTCTACACGTCAATTCAGACGGCGAACCGTCTCGGTTCTATCACGGTCAACTCGGCCACGACGCCGACCGACGCGTACGACAAGGTTCTGGTTCCGCTTCGGACGGCGCTGACCAAGGCGAACGTTGCCCCCCAGGGCCGCTCCATTGCGGTCACCCCGGAGTTCTATGGTTGCTTGCTTCGCGATGCTCGATTCATTCGCGCGAACGAATCCGGCACCACTGAGGGTCTGCGTAACGGTGTTGTCGGCCGTGCAGCCGGTTTCGACATTCTCGAAACGAACAGTGCACCGAACACGACTGGTAGCGAGTTCGCGTTTATCGCCGGTAATGACCGTGCGATCACGTTCGCTTCTCAGATCGCGAAGGTTGAGGCGTACCGTCCGCCGGACACGTTCGCGGATGCCGTCAAGGGTCTGACCGTTTATGGCGCCAAGGTTGTCCGCCCCGATTCGCTGGCGAGTGCGCTCGTCACGGTCTCTTAAGAAAGGAAGGCGTAAATCATGGCTCGTGCGTCTATTGTCCCATCCGCTCTCGTTGCTAATGGCAGCCTGACGGACCCTGCTGGTACGGCTAACGTTGTTGCGAATGGTCAGACCATCGCAGCGCAGGAGGTACCGGCGAATCTGTTCATTCGCGCGTCGAACGCTTCTGGCGGTTCCGGCACGGTCACTATCAAGGCGGGTTCGCAGCCTTCTGCGATTAGTTCCGGTCTGGGTGACCTGGTTGTGACTGTTGCGACTGGTGCGGCTGCTTTTGTTGGCCCGTTCGATTCCAGCCGTTTCCAGCAGCCTGACGGTTCGCTCAACATTGACACGTCGGTTGTTATGACGGTCACGGCGTTCACCCTTGAGGGTCGTCGCGTCTGATGTCTAAGACGGTTCACATTCTAGGTGAGGGCGGCGGCATCTTTGAGTTGTCGTTGCCTCTTTCCGAACCGATTGAGGACCGTCTCCTGAAGGGCTACCTGAAGCGTGTAAACGCGGACGGTAGCCCTTACCGGGAGAAGTCCGAACGTGTACAACCCGCCCCGTACGCCTCTAAAGGTGAATGGGTTGGTTGGTCTGTGCATGTGTCCGCTCACACGGATTCCCCCCTGACCCCGGATGACGCTGAAGCGTTGACGAAACAGGATCTTATTGAGCAGTACGGCGTCAAGTAAGGGGCTTCTATGCCAGCGTATTACGGCAATTTTGTTGTCCCTACCATGTTGGCGTCGATCACCGATTTTGCGGAATATGTTGGCACGGATGCGCCGGCGAATGCGACTGTTCTGTTGCGGTCTGCGACAACACTGGTTTTGCGTGAAACACGTCAAGCGTATTACGACGTGGACCCTCTGACCGGGTTGGCAACGGATGCGCAAATCGGTGGGGCGTTGAAACTGGCAACTATCATCCAGGCGGCAGCATGGTCAGCGATCAACTACGATCCGTTGACTGGTGGTGTGATCACCGCCGACGTTGAATCGTCCACGAAAATGCTCAGTTCCACAATTGTGTTCGCGGACGCAGCCGCTGCCGCACAATCGCGGTCGGAAGCTGTCGCAGGTTTGGTGCCCGAAGCTGAACGCGTACTCGAGTTGAACAACCTGCTAATCCCGAACCCTTGGACGTTCGGATGAGCGGGGGGGTTGCACGCTGGTTTGTGCACACGGTGGTTGTTGAAACGTGTGAGGGTTCGGGTGCGTACGGGAACGTGTACGCAGCTCCTGTCACGTTGGCCCCACCGAATGGTGTGTGGGTGGATGGCGCACGAAAACTGGTGCGTAACAGTGCCGGTGTTGAGGTTGTGTCCGAAACAAGCCTTGCCACTTTCAACGCTAACGCAGCATTGTTCACCCCGGACTCCCGGGTGACTATCAACGGTGTTGTGTCGTTGGTTATCAAAGCGAATGCGGGCGATTCGGGGTCACTGAATTTGCCTACCGATCATCTTGAAGTGAACCTCACCTAGGAGGCCGCATGGGTATCGAATGGACTATCGATCTGCACTTTGAAGAGATCACCGCAGAGATTGAGGCCCGCATACCGGTTGCGATTGGTAAGGGGCTTGAGTTCCTGCGCGCAGAGGTCACCCCGAGGGTTCCTGTTGAGACCGGGAACCTTGCCGGGTCTGGTGCGGTATCCGTGCAGGGCAACGGGGGTGAACTGTTGTACCCCGGACCATATGCCCGCAATCAGCATTACAACCTGTCCTTTCATCACAACACGGGCCAAGCCCTCTACTTAGAACAACCCTTGGTACAAAACGCTGAAGCGATAGTGAAGATCATTGGTGATGAACTTGGGGGTGCGCTCGAATGAGTGTTCTCCGAGACATTGTTGTCGGTGTTGCCCAACTAATCGACGGTGCAGGGTTGGCGAAGTTCAACCCGTCCGGTATGTATGCGGATTCTGACACGGGCATCATTTTCAAAGTGGTGCCTGCGAAACCTGACCGGGTTGTGATCCTAACTGCGGTGCCAATGTCAGACGACATTTCAATGCCGTTGGGTCAGGTCATGTTGCAGGTTCGCACACGCGGCCTGCCGAATAACCCGTTGGATGTTGACGACCTGGGCGATTCCATTTTCGACCTGTTGCAGGGTCGCACTGGGGATGTGTTCGGTGACACGACGGTGATTCAGATGCGCCGCACAACGTCGATTCCGAACGGTCAGGACGCCGCCGAACGTTTTGAGAGGGTCGATCAACTGTACTTGGACATCGACTACCCACCAACGGCTCTACGGCCCGTACAGGGTTCCTGGTAGCCCTTTATTCCTCCGCCTGTCCGGGCGGGTGCCGGTAACGGCAACACGAAGACCCTAACGGGTCTTTTTTCATTTAACCGCCTTAGGAGGCAACATGAGCACCGCCCTTGCGCGCCGCTTCAAAGTAGATGTGTCAAATGATGGCACCACCTGGATTCCCCTGAAGGGAGTCAACGACCTGAACCCGTCTATCAAGGCCACGAACCAGTCGGCTGACGATTATGACTCGAATGGTTGGTCTGGTTCCGAGAAGACCATGCAGACGTGGACGGTGACCGTCAAGGCGCTCCGTAAAACCACGTCTGGTGTGTTCGATGCCGGCCAGGAGTTGGTGCGTGCTGCGCAGACTGGTTGGGATGTTGCTGCGCGCGTGTATGTGCGTTGGTATGACCGTAATGGGGCACCGGAGGCTTGGTCTGGTCTGGCTTTGGTGGATTGGGTTCCGTCGAAGACTGGTGTTGCTGATTTGGATGAGGTGACGATCACTCTTTCGGGTGATGGCATTCTGACGCCGATCAGCAACCCGTATGCGGCTGCTGTTGTCCCGGTTCTGACTTCTGCTCTGCCGACTGCGGTTGCTGTTGGTGGTCAGGTGCAGATCAAGGGTTCTGGTTTCACCGGAACTATTGCCACGACTGGTGTGAAGTTTGGTGCGACGAATGCTACTTCATGGGTTGTTGTGTCGGATCAGTTGATTGTGGCTGTGATGCCGACTGGTTCTGCGGGTGCGGCGAATGTGACGGTGACAAACGCTGCTGGTGTTTCGGCTGCACTGTCGTACACACGCGGCGCATGATTCTGATGGGGCGAGGGCGATTCCTCGCCCCATCACTCAACGTGCGCCCACGTTTTACGGGAAATGACGTACCAGACATTTGGTGTGGACAATCCAAATTCCCGCGCAAGATCTACCTGGCGTTCCCCGTTTGCGTACCGTGTACGAATGGCTCGCACCTTGTCTTCGTTCAGCTTGGCTGAGCGGTGGGCGGTTCCGCGCTGGCCTGTCCACGACCCCCAAGCGACGTCTCCCGACCATCGGGAAATGGTGTCGCTGTTGTTGTCGGCGGTAACCCCAGGCACTAGATGGTCGGGGTTGATGCACGGACGATTGTCGCAGGTATGCCGCACGATCACATGATCGTCCAGCCCGCCATTCGCTAATGCGTAAGCAACTCGATGCGTGTATAGGCGTCGCGGGCGACCCGTTAATGCGCCACCCGTAACCCCGTATCCGTTGGCTGCGCGGGTTCCGGTCCATACGACACATTCACCTTCGGGTGCGGATTTAGACGCAAGCCTCGCTTGCATTCGCTCCGCCCCGTCCGGCGTGAAGTAGATGTTCCGTGCGTTGTCGTCGTTGCCGTTCATGCTTAACAGTATACACGATTTACGTACAGCGGCGCGTAGTTAGACCGGTGGCGGGGCGAGTGAGTGCGCCCCGCCACCTTTTCACTCACAACAGATAAGGAAACACTCTAATGACTTTTCGTGATTTGACTGACATTATTGGTCCGCTCGAGCTTCCCATCCGAGGGAAGACGTACACACTCCCTGTGGTGAAAGCCCCGGACGGGGCAAAGATCCTTGCCGCGCTGGCAGGTAAGGGCGAACTGTCGGATGCACAGTTGCACAAGATTCTGCTCGGCGATGTTGAGAAGCAGATGACTGATGACGGGGTAACCCCGTTCGAGTTGGACCGTGTTCTGTGGACGGCGCTTGCTGATGTGCAGAAGGGTCGCGCTATCGCTGAAGTGATTTGGGAGCAGGGCATTGACCCAAAAGCCCTAACGGAAGCGACGAATCGCGCGCAACGCCGGTCGAAGCCCTCGGCGGCGGCGAGTACGACGAAGCGACCGGCCTCTACGAGTACTACGAAGAAGGCATAGCGGAAGCTGTTCGCCCTTCGGTGACGGTGGGTTGGTTGGAGATTTTGGCGCAGTGGCCGTTGATGGTTGCTGATTTCTCCACCGAGTACGACATCCGTCTTGTGGCTGAGTACCCGCACATGCTTTGGCATGAGTTTGTCATGTTGGTGACCGGTCTAATGATGGCCGATTCGCGCCTTGCCCGATGTTTCGCCCCTGAGCCTACGGAGAACTGATTATGTCTGGTCCTACTGTTGCGGGTTCCATTGTTGCGAAACTGCGCCTCGATTCGGGTACGTGGGATGCAGACCTTGCGGCTGCCGAGGCGAGGGCTGACGAACTTGGCAGGCACGACCCGCATATCAAGGTGGATGTTGATGCGGCTGCCGCGTTGGCGAAACTCGAGGAGGTGCGCGCAGCCGCATCGGCCACGGGCGGTGATGTTCGTGGTCCTACCGCACGGCCGTCAATGGATTTCCATGCCGAGTTGGAACGGGTGCAGGCGAACGCTCTCGCGGACGCAATGGCGAAACTGGATGCTGTCACGGCGGGTTTGGAGGCGGCTCAGGCTGCCGACAACGAGGAGATGCGCCAAGGGTCGCTTCTGGCGCTGCGTGAGTCCATCAACATGGAGGCGCTTGCGGCTGCGGAGGACAAGGCTTCGAAGGCCGCGTTGGAGCATGCCGCAGCCGATGATGTGCAGGCCAAGGCCGCAGGCACGGCGGCGAATTTGAACAGCGCGAACGTGACCCGCATAGGTCTGATCATTGCTGCTATCGCCGTGTTGGTTACGGTGTTGGCACCGTTGGCCGGGTATGCGCTGGGTGTTTCTGGTGCTTTGGCTGGTATGGGTGCGGCGGGTGTTCTCGCGATCATCGGCATCAAGAACGCTATGTCTGATGCGTCCGATATGGGGCAGTCGTATTCGTCCGGGTTGCAAAGCCTAAAGGGTGATCTGAATCAACTGGCAGGCACGGCGGCTGTTGGAATGCTGTCGGCGTTCAAGGATGCTGTTGCGCAGATAAACGACGCGATGCCGCAGTTGAATACGCAGATCAGCGGTTTCTCAACGGTCCTGGGCACGGTCGGGAACTCTCTTCTTTCTGGTGTTATCAGTTCCTTCCGTATTCTGAATCCTCTGTTTGTGCAGGCGGGGCAGTACGTCGAGGATTTGGCGGCCGGGTTTCAGGCGTGGACTTCGAATGGTGGGTTGCAGAAGTTTGCGTTGTATGCGCAGCAAGCGCTACCGCAGGTGGCCCAAACTCTCGGCTCGCTGGTTACCGCCGCACTGCATCTTGTGGATGCGCTTACCCCGATCGGCACAGTTGTCCTTGCCGGGTTGAAGGGGTTTGGCGATTTCCTGGCCGGTATTCCTTCCGGTGTTCTCGTGGATCTTGCTACCGGTGCGGGTGCATTCTTTATCGCGTTCCAGGGGTGGGCTGCGCTCACCCCGATCATTCAGGGTGTTGCGGTTGCTATTGGTGCTGTTGGTGCGGCAGAGGATTTGGCGCTTGGCCCTATCGGTTTGGTCATTGCGGCCGTTACCTCAATTGCGGCTATTTTTGCCGTTTCTGCCGTTTCAACGGGGCAGGCGTCGGCGGCGACCGTTGCTTACACGTCCGCGTTGCAGACATCTAACGGTGCGATAGATGAGAGCATCCGGAAGACGGTTGCGAAGCAGCTTTCGGATGAGGGCGCGCTTCAGACTGCTAAGAAGTATCACCTGGACTTGTCTACGGTGACTGATGCTGTTTTGGGTAATGCTGCGGCGCAGAAGACGGTTACTGACTCGACACGCATTTTTGGTCAGACCATGTATACGACCACTGGTGCTGCCGGTCAGATGGGCCAACAGGTAAAGGGGCTCTCTCTCGAGGGGAAGAACTTTCTTGCCACGGTTACCGGTCAGACTGGTGCGTTGCACGATTCTGTTCAGGCGTTCAAGGATCAGGCGGCGGCTGCGGCGGGTACATCTGCGGTTACATCGCAGGCGGCTACCGATCTTGGGATCACGCAGCAGTCGTATCAGGACTTGTCTACAGCCGTCGATCTGGCAACGAACGCATCGAGGTCATGGAAGGCTGAGCAGGACCTTATCAATGGTGTTGCCCAAACTGTTGAGGGCGCGAACATTACCTTGTCTCAGTCGTTTACGACGATGGCTGCGACTATTGCGTCGAATATCAAGAGTGCTGGCGCAACTGCTGCAACGTCGATGGACATCAACACTCAGTACGGCGCACAAAACCATCAGATGATTTTGACGCAGGTACAGGACGCTGAAGCAGCAGCGGCCGCCCAGGTGGCAGCAGATCTGAAGGCGGGCAAATCACACGCCGACACCGCAGCAGATGCGAGCAAGTTTCTCGCGGATCAGAAGCAGAAGATTGAGGATCAGGCTGTCGCGGCGGGGTTGGACAGGGGCACGGTTCAAACCCTTTTGGACACTATCGACCAGTTGAAGCCGAAAGACATCAAATTGTCTGTTGAGACGGCTGCGGCGTTGCAGGATGTGCAAACGTTGCTAGCAAATCTTGCGGCCGTTCCTGCATACAAGCGCACGTCGATAGGTGTTGACGTGCAGTACAACAATGTTCCGCCTGCGTTTATTCAGCCCGTGAAATTGCCTTCAGCGGGCGGGACGATTTATAAGGCTGCAGGTGGGGCGATTGATGCCGCATACTTGGCTGCTGGTGGTCGTTCGCCTTATGCTCGCGGCACGGACACGGTGCCGGCGATGCTCACCCCCGGCGAGTTCGTCATCAAGGAGAAATCGGCATCGTATGATCCGGGATTCTTGAAGGCGTACAACTCGGACCCGGCCGCTGCAATGGCGGGTCGTGGGAACAACATGACGGTGTCTCTTGCTGGGGCAACGTTTGTGATGAGTGTTGATGGCCGTCAGATGACGGCTGTTATCCAGGAGCAGATTGTGCAGGCGCACACACAGCAGGGCGCAGCGTTGTCGAACGGTGTTCGACCGCTCGCGTAACCGGTAGGGGCCTTTACGGCTCCTGCCGGTGCGCGGCACCGATGATGATGCGTGCAGTAATAAGGATCAGGCCGAACACGCCGAGTCCGACACCGACCCACACGCCAATGTGGTCACCTGTTAGTGCTGCGCTGGTTGTGCTCGCGTACGGGTCGCCCCCCTGGAGCACCCCCGTGTAGTCGCTTACGGACTGGTCGTAGCCGATGTGGCTTCCGGCGACGCTGGCAACAATTGCGCCTACCGCGATTAGCAGCAGGCCGATCACGGTGATTGCTAGGCGTGCCGGGTTGCGGCTTCCGCTTGTGGCTTCAATTGTCTGCGTGTTGCTCATAGCACGGATCGTACCCCTGTTGGGCACAAATTAATAGCACCCCTTTGCGGGTACGTCGGAGGTTTTCGTGGCATTCAGGGCTGTTCCCGGTCAACCGGGCATGTTTTATTGGGATGCCGACATTGAGGAAACACCGCCGGGGTCGGGTATTTACACGATTGATGGTGGTGTTGAAACACCGCCTGGGTCTGGTATTTATTCGTTTGACACTGTTGTTGGTGGGGCGACGTTGACGGTGACGAATGTTCCGCCGTCTGTGCATATTGTGTTTGAGGTTTCTGATCTGCCAACTGGTACGCACACCCTGAATTTGTTCCGCACGATTGCGGGTGTTGAAACTCCGGTGCGTGAGGGTGTTGGTGCGTTTGCTGATGGTGGATGGGTTGGTGACGACTGGGAGGTTCCGCCTGGGGTGACGGTTTCGTATCGGGCGGAAGCGTTCGATAGTGCGGGTGTGTCTCTTGGGTTTACGGTGTCGCAGTCGTGCGATATCGGGTTTGAGGGTGCCGGGGTTGGGTGGATTTCTGACCCTCTGGATTCGACTTCTGCTATCCGTGTTGTGTTGGCGCGTTCTGCAGGCCAGTCTCCGTCGAGGCCGATGCAGGGGAACTTGTATCAGGTGGGTCTCAGAACTGTGGCGTTGGTGTCCCGGCAGTCGTTGGTGACCGACCTGAATATGGACTTTTTCACGTACACGGAAACGGACCGGGACAAGGTTCAAGCGCTCCTGAATCATACGGGTGGGCTGATCCTGATCAGGACACCACCGCCGATGATGGTGCCGCGCATGTTGTATTGCTGGGCGGTGAATTGTTCCCCAGCTGAGTACAACCTGGCTGGTGGTGTGCAGAAGGTTCGTTGGACCAATCAGGTGTCCGAGATTTCGGCACCTGTGGGGAACCTGTTTGTTACGACGGTCACTTATCAGACGTACATTGATGCGTTCCCGACAGCAACGTATGGGGATGTTATGGCCGTGTATACGTCCACCTATTTTGATGCGATGAAGAATCCTCCGGGGGCGTAATGATAAGCATTGATGCTGCTGCTACTGCGGCCCTCGAACAGTCGGGGGGTCGCAGTTTTTCTGTTCAAGCGTTTTATGGGGCTAAGCAAACTTTGGCCGATGTGCCGTTGACGTTTGATGGTTCGTTGCAGTTCACGGCTACGGGTCAAATTCAGGCGTCGGGTACCGTGTCGTTGGCTCGTGACGGTGGCGATTCTTTGGTTCCGCAGGCGAAGACTGACCAGTTGGCCCCGTATGGTCAAGAACTTTCCATCAACTATGTGGTCGCGTTCGGTGGGGACTCGTGGACGATCCCGTTGGGCCGGTTTCGTATCAAAGCGGTTCCGAAGGCGAAGAACTATTTTCGTCGTTGGCCGGATCAGGCGAAGGTTGTTGGTTGGGCTGCGCAACTGTCCCTTGTTGACCGGTTTGACATTATTGATGCCGCCGACTTCCTTGCAGTGACCGCACCCGTTGCGGGTAACAGTACGTGGGATGAGATCCAACGCCTGTCACCTATCCCCATTGTGAAGAACCTGGACGACCAGGCTTTACCCGCGGGGATGGTGTACCAGTCGCGTTCGGATGCGATCACGCAACTGTTCACGAACCTTGGCGCGGACCCGTCGTTGACACGGCAGGGTGCGTTGACTGGTCGTATCAAGAATCCGTGGTTGACGGAAACTAACCCGGTTTTCACCATCAACGGCACCATCGATTTGCAGGATGGCATGTCGAACGAGTTGTACAACTCGGTTGCGGTGACAAACCCGAACAACGCAACCATTCTTGCGGTTGCGCAGATCACGGACCAGTCTAACCCGTTGTGCATTACAGGGCCGTTGGGTGAACGCACGTACACGAACGCTAACCCGTTGATGGATACGCAGGCGAAAGCTCAGTCGGCAGCTCAAACGATTCTCGCACGTGTGTCAACCCAGCAGTCACGGACAGTGCAGGTCACTTGTTTGCCGCGCCCCGATATTGAGTTGGGTGATTTCGGTGAGGTTGTGGATGAGCTTTCCGGGGTGACCGTGTTGGGGTCTGTGGATTCGATGACGTTCAGCATGGACCCGTCCGCTGCGATGACGTTGAACCTGATTGTTGCGGAGACACGATGAACGATGTTGCCGCTGTACAAGCGAAACTGAACGGTCAATTCAAGGCTGGGTTGTCAATGTTGCGGCAGGGCACCTGCATTTCAATTGATTGGGTTGCCGGTACAGCCCTGGTGAACACACCTGGTGGGACGATCACAATGCCGATGGCTGGTGGTGCACCTATCCCTAACGCCCGGTGTTGGATCGGGTTTTTGGGTAACCTGCCCATCTGTTTAGGTGCGGTCGCGCGGCCACCGTTGGCAACCGTTGCGGGTACTGCATCCGGGGGGCTGATTGCGGTTACCGGTGATGACGGTTTGCCGTACCAGGTGACGTACACGGCTGGTGCCACGTTCACGTCTGGTGACCGGGTTCAAGTCGATTGGACTTCCGGGGGAACCATTGTGGCTGTTCCGCAGGCGGACCCGAACACGGGCGATCCGATCGCGGATGGTGGCACTGTTCCGTCTGGTGGGCAGCAGACACGCGTGTTCTATCCGGGCGATTCTGGTACGTGGCGTGATGGAACGTTCGCGTCGGGTTGGTTGGGTGGGGAACTGTGGGATTCGGATCACAATCATGGTGCCTATTTTTATGCGGGCATAGCGGACACCATCCCTGATAACGCTTCGGTGCAGGTGTTTCAAGTGTTCATGGGCACCACGGGCGGGTATGGCGGTAACCCAACTGTTGGCGGTCACGCTTTGGGCGGCATGGGGCCGGATCTTTCCGTGTCCGGTGCTCGATCGTTCAACCCTAATCAGGGGTGGGTGGACATTTCTGACCTTTTCGATTCTTTCAAAACCGGTGCGCTGCTCGGTGTTGGTACTGCTGGTGGCGGCAACTGGCATTTTCCCCCAGCGGGCGGTAACGCGGGCGCGATCAACGCAGTTTGGAGCACATAATGACAGGACGCACCGGATACACGGGTGTTGTGAATACTGACCCTTTCGCACCCCCGGCAGACATCACAGCAGTGTATGCGCATTTCGATTCGCTGCTCGGTGAAACGGTGCCGACTGTCGCAGATTTGCCGTCGTCGGGTAATTGGGTTGGTCGGACAATCACCACAGTTGATACCACGTTTCTTTACGAATGGACCGCGACGGGTTGGGTGTTCATTGCCGGGTCTGCGGCAGCGGATATTGCCACTTTCAGCACCGGTTGGACGTCATTGACGGGTGGGCATAAGGCGCGAGTTCGCAGGCAGGGGAACCTTGTCACGTTGCATGGTGCAATCCAGTTCGGTACGGGTGCGAACTACAACAGCATGTTCACGGTTCCGTCCGGGTTCACACCGGTTACTACGAGTGTGCAGTTTATTGGGATGGCTATGGCGAGTATCGGTTCCGGTAACGGTGTCGCGATAGAACTGGTCATCACTAATGGTCTTGTTTCGTTTGCGGGTTCAGGGTATTCGACTGGTTCTAATCCGCCGTCCGCGATCATAGCGCTCGCTGGTTGTCAGTACTGGTTGGACTGAGATTCACTGTTCCATTTTTTGGCTCCCGGTTGGGGGCATTTTTTATGCCTACGGGCAGTCAGGAGTTACGCATGCTTGAAGGCGTCGATATTAGTTATGCGCAGGGCGACTACACGCCTGGTGGTGAGGATTTCATCATTGTGAATGCGTCACGGGCGAATGTTGGTTTGGTTGTCGGTTCGTATTATCACGCACAGGTGAACAGTGCCCGTGCGGCGGGTAAAGAGGTTGGTCACTACTTTTTCAACGGCAACATTGATGTGGGCGTGTGCGCCAACTTTTTCGTGGACAACCTGTACGACTTCCGCGCAGGTGACGTGCTGGTACTCGACGTTGAATCTGAGGGCGGTACGGGCACGGCCGCGTGGAACCCTGCACAGGCTATCCAGTTCGCACAAATTGTGAAGGCCCGTACCGGGCAGACCATCGGCATCTACCTGAATAAGTCGCTTATGACCGGTTCTGACTGGTCCGCGTGTGTGGCGTTCGGTTGCTGGCTGTGGATCGCCTACTACCAGGACACGCCCCCGGCGATTGCGTATTGGGCGGACTGGACCATGTGGCAGTACACGTCCGCAGGCGGACTCGACCGCAACAAATCGCAGGCGACTTTAGCACAAATAAGCGGCGGTGCTGCACCTATCAAAAAGGATGAGGAAGAAGACATGAACGGTTTTTACATTCAGGCGTCGAGTGCTGGGGCGAAGTACTACTTTTCGCTGGCAACGGGCAAGGTCCGCGCGATCTCGTCTGCGGAGTGGGACTTCTTGCGCGCCCTCGAGTCGTCCCATGCGGTAGGTGACACGCATGTGACGAAGATCGAGTTGCAGAACGTGTCGCAGGGTTGGCTTGATAAGGCGCTCGCCCTCGGATAACTACCCCTTTCCACCCTAGGAGGGGTCATGCTCGATTGGATTCATGAGCTTGTGGGGAATGCCCCATGGCTTCCCGCCGCGTTGTGGGTTATCACCATCATTGTTGCGCTCGGGTTCCTGTTGCGTTGGATAGGTAGGACGTGGCCGAAACTGCGCCGGTTCGTGAAAACGATGGATTCCCTTGTGGGTTTGCCGGAGTTCATCGAACGCACAGACGATTCGGTTGCGCAGTTGAAGCAACAAATTCTGAACTCGCACGGCGATATCAACATGCGTGACGAGATTACGGAAGCGTTGGATTCGTCTAAACGTGCTGAGGCGATGCTTGCTGAGGTGCAAACAAAGTTGGCGAACGATAACACGCGAATTATTGAGCTTCAGTCTCGTGACGAGCTGGGGCGTTTCACTAAGAAAGAGGAATGACTTATGAGCATATTAGGATCATTGTTTCCGAAGGCTAACCGGCTTGCTGCTGGTGTCGCGTTTTTGCGTACAGCATGGCAGACAGCACAAGCTACGTCCGTGTTGGCTGTGACTGGTGGTGTTGTGGTGACGGCTAACGACCTGGCGTCTGTTAATTGGGTGTCGGTTGGGTTGACTGCGGCTGGTGTTGCGATTACGTCTGTGATTGCTGGGTCTACGGCTGCGGTGAACATTCTGGTTCATGGTCTGCCGGCTGCGTATACGGCTGCGGATGAGGCTGAGGGTGCTGTTTCCCCGGTTGCCCTTGTTGAGCCTGTATCCGAGACTCCTGCCGCGTGAGCGGCGGCACAGACAATGTTGGCGGGTACGAGGTGCCTGTTGATCCGATGAGCGAAGACGGCGATTTGAACTGTCTCAGCTGCCAATGAGTTGATCCACTGATAACTGAATAGGGGCCGATAATGGCTGAAATTTTCCCGTCGTTGAACGGCACCACATACCAGTTACCGTTAGCGGCACGGCAGGCACTCGCCGCTAACATGCAGGATGCGGGCACGGTTGAAGGTGCGGCACTATCGGACACGATTGCTACGGGTGTCGCGCCACGCGCATTCCAACGTCAAGCGCTTCTTGAGTTGAACGAGGACTACTCGAAGTTCGCGGACGGGGAGCCGGTCACGACTCTGACCGGTCAGACGTACAAGCTGCGCGGGTCGCTGAATGTGGCAAACGATCGGCCGACTGTGGAGTCAGGGTTCCTCACGCAGCGGATCGACGCGAACAATGGTGCCTACTCAGAGATCGGCCCGTTCGCGCAGTCGATCAACCATTGGGGTGCCCGTTGGAAATTCGAGGCGGAAACGGTCGCGGGCGGCGTCATGTGCCTTGCGCTGATGACGAAAAGCTACGTGGACTACTCCAACTCGACGGGCAACGTCCCCAAGTCTGGGCCGCACCTTCTGATCACGAAAACCACTCTGCAAGTCACAGTGTTTCCCGCTGACGGTTCATCCCCGCAAGACTCCGGCCTTGGTGTGGTCACGTTCTCGGCTGGCTTGCCGATGGACGACTCGACGCTACTCGCGGTCGATCTGTTCCTCGACAACGTGACCGGCACACTCTACATTTACGCCCCGGATGGGAAGATGTACGCCGTCCAAAACGATTACTTCAAGGACCAGTTCTTGTGGGTATTCGCTGAACCGTTCCGCAACGCGGAATATGTGACGGGAATGTCTCGTGCGAAGTTCTCGAAGTTCTGGGCTAGCTCAGTATCCGATGCAGAACTGGCGCGTGTTGCCGCGTCCTACTGGCAGCGACCTGTTGTGCAGAAAACAGTCATCGCCAGCAGCGACGTGAGCTTCGCACTGACTGCTACCCCGTCTGCTCCCGCTGGTGCGTTGACGACGTTCACCGGGCTGGTCCCGCCAACGAAACGGGTGCGGATCAAAGCGGCGTTCATGATCGATATCACCTCAGTTGTGGCGTCGTCCCAGATTCGCACATGGCTGCAAAGCTCTGCCGGTGCGGGTCTGACCTACGCGATCGTCGCACAAAAAGTGTCCCAGTCGGGTTACTGCGAGGCGGTCATCGAGCATTCCCTCACTGAGGCTGTAGGTGGCACGTGGACACGAAAAATCGCGTTCGCTGTCACGGACACCGTACGTACCGATACGGCAGGCACAACCTCCGGTTCACCAACCGTCACGGACACATCGATCACAGCAGCCGACTTCGGCCGGAAAGTGACCGGCACCGGCATACCAGCCAACTCATACATTGGCACCGTCACGGCAGGAGTGTCATTCAAACTATCGTCATCTGCGACCACCCAGGTTGACGTGAATGCTACGGCAACGGGAACACCATCCATCATCGTCGGGGCGACCGCTGGCGCATCTACCACAGCATCGCTCGTGCTCATGCCCCAGGTGAACGGCATCATCGACGTGGTGACGATCTAACCGCAACAGTTCACCCATATTGCCCTACTTGGGGGTGTTGCGTAACCTGACCGCAGGTAGAAGTGTTCTGCACACGGTTACCGGAACCCGAACCGGTACCAAAAGGATGTCCCCCGTTTATCTCTCGTTGAGAGGTAGGCGGGGGCATTTGTCGTTTGTGTGAGATACAATGAGAACGGCCCCGAGAGTGTTGGAATCACTCAACGGGGCCTGACCAACTCGCTTGATCTAGACAAGGAGGTGGCTGGGATGAATGTTACCCGAGTCACAAGCATTCCGGAATCCATTCGGCAGATCGCTCTTGATCGTCTTGCCCGCTACTCTGAGGCGGACGGGTCCGGTTGCATAATCTGGAAACCGCCCGCTGACAAGAGCGGTTATGGGCGATTCCGATTTCGTATCGACGGACGCAGACGAATGACCGGAGCGCACCGCGCCGCATACCTGTTGTTTGTCGGAGACATTCCCGACAACCTTGTAATCGACCACCTGTGCCGGAACACGTTATGCGTGAATCCCGATCATCTTGAAGCGGTAACAGCCCAGGTCAACACAATACGTGGCGCAATTGTCGACAGAACGCTGCGCACGGGGCGATTCGGAAGAAAGTCCGCATCCACATGTGGGCGCGGCCACAATCTGACGGGCGACAACTTGCACCTCTATGTCAACAAAGATGGATACGTAGTGCGCGTTTGCATTACCTGTAGGCGCAACTATTCGCACGCCGCACGCGCAAGGAAGCGCGCTAGCCGAAAATTGGGTGCCCCTGTAGTTAGCGAGTAGTAACGGATGTTATATCTGTTTAGTTACAGGGGTGCCGATACGGGGTGTGATAGTGAGCGTTCTCGGTGGTCCGTAGTCGATACTCATGTTGAGGATCAGTGCGCGGAGTGCTGCACGTTTCGCGGGTAACGGTTCTGTCACCCAAACCGCCAGGAGGCTACGTGCGTCCTTGGAGGGGTTCACGGGCGCTAACACGATCTGCGCTTCTACGGTCGTTAGCGTGGCGCTCAGTGCCGCTCTGCGTGCTTCTAGTGCCTCTACGGTGGTGCGGTACGCGCGTTCGGGCACTAGGCCGCGTCCGAGCTGTTCCGTCAACGAAATCACTTGCCTGTCAATGTCAGTTATTTCGCGCGACAAGCGTTGAGCATCAAGTTTCGGCGCGTCAACAATCGGCGGCGGCGCACCCTCCATGCTGAGATCCGATAACCATTCGAGTAGAACCGGGTCGATGATGCGTGTGGATACTGTGCCTGGGCCGTGGGTAGGGTTTCCGCTGATGTTGTCGCACCGGTAACCGAAGTATGCTCCACGCTTGGACCGGTGGTTAGCGAACCCGAACATGGTCCCCCCGCATGAACATTTGATCATCCCCGACAGCAGGTAACGGTGTCGCCCTGCACGCTCCGATTTCCGTTCAGCACGGAGCGCCATGTACTGCTGATATATCGCATCCGGTACAAGCGGTTCGTGTTCACCCTCATGCAGTTCGCCGTGGTAGATGATATGCCCCGTATGGAATGGCGAGTCAAGCATGTTCGTGACCGTCTGATCGTTCCATGCACCGCCGTACATTGTGCGGTACCCATTGCGTTGCAACCAGGCGGCTAACGACCGTCCGCCTGCCCCTTGAATATACATGTCGTACAGGCGTGGAATGACGGCAGCATTCACGGGGTGCGGTTTGACTGTGCCGTTCTCGCGCACCCACCCCCATGGTGTGCGCCCTGACGGTTTCCCCTTCGAAACACGCGACTGGTGCACTTCCTTCCACTGTTCCCCGATACGTTCCGATTCGAACGCGGCAAGCTCCGTCATCACGCCGCGAGCGAATCGGCCTGCCGCTGTTACATCATTGGGTTCGGTGGCGGACTCTATACGTCCCCCTGCAACGTCTACGCGGTCAGCGGCGAGCGCCCAATCCTTGCGGGATCTTGACAGTCTTGACCAACGCCACAACACAATGACATCAGCGGCATGGTTTTCCACAGCGGACATAACCCGTTGCACTGCCGGTCGTTTCCATGTCCTGCCGCTGATTCCTGGGTCTTGCTCAACCCCAACAACCACGTAACCCATGCGGTCGCAATAGTCGCGCCCCGCGTTCTCCTGCAACTCGAGACTGATCGACTCTTCCCTAAAGGTCGATTGTCTGAGATACAGGATGGCGCGGGGCGCTTTTTCTGGTACTGGGTGCAGCATCAACCAGCTCGCATCACATGAGGGTTCAGGTGGTCGATCAGTCTCGCGGCTGCGATTCGTCTCGCTTTGCACAGCAGCAGCAGGTAATGCGTTCTGCGGTCCTTGCGTCCTTGCAATTCGATCATCGCAATTTGGACGGCCAACGCACTGCGCTGTTGCGTTTGGTCTAGTTGGTTGTCGATGATGATAGTTCTGTCTCCCGGCCTGTACTCCGTTTCACGGTTTGTGAGTATGCGGTTGAACCGAATGTTTAGGTTCATCTGCTCTGCATGTGCGATTGGGTCATAACTCATTTGACATCTGATTCCTGGTTGTTGTCGGTCGGGACATCAATCAGGGCACCCGTGAGGGATCTCCGAAATATCTCTTCTATTAGTTGCTGGCTGTTGGCCGATTTGATTGCGGCGATTAGGTCGGCACTTTGTATGTCGCCGTCGTCTAGGTAACCGGCTGCGGCTAGCGCGTCTATCGGGTTTGCGTCGTATGCGCGGGCAATCGCGATGAGAGCTTCGGCGGATGGGGTGGCGTTTTCTCTGCGCCATCTTGAAAGGCTCCCGTTGGAGAAGATTTCGCCTACTGCTATTGCGACCTCCCGGTCGGATGCCCCGTTGATGGTTTCGTCTAACCACTTCTGCCACTGATTCATGCACACAGCATATGTGCCGCGCATTGCACATGCAATACCCCCAATCCCAGGGGTTAACCCCCAGTTATTGTGCCACCTATTGCACAAACGGGGACATTCTGGTGGAACTATGACACGATTGCTACATGCAACAGCAGAGAAGCCGTTGCACACATCGATAAAAGGGGGACCAAATGGCACAACCCGCATACGTGCTGAACATGACACGCTTCGAGAAACTCCTGAACAACAACGGGTACGGAACTCGAACCGCATTCATCAACCAATCCGGCATCCCACGCCGCACCTTCCAATCAGTACTCACCGCCGACCGCGAACTATCCGGTCGCACAATCCGATACTTCCTCGATGCGTTCCCAGGAACCTCATTCGAGTACCTGTTCGCAGCAACACCACAACGAAAGCTCGCGGCGTGATGACCCCCGTGCAGGCCGCAAGCCGCATCCTCTGGATGGCGCGCGCCGAGTCGGTCAAACTCCCCACCCGCGCACGTGCGGAAGCCGCGTATTACGTCGGTGGCCCGTCAGTGGATGAACTCGAGCAAATCATACGCAACACGTAACACGGCCTTCCCCGCCGTCATGGGCGGATAGGCGCTGCGCTTCGGCGCTCAAAAACTACATACGAATCGTGACCCGTGAGAATGCGCCCGACGTACTGGGGGTAGTAGGCGGGACCGCTTTGGCGGGCAGGTTGAGGAAATCCCCTTGGACCACGGTTTGGACTTCATGCGGTATGGCCCAGTAGATCCTGGTGACCCCGCAACTGTTGCGCACTAACGGCTCATTACGGTGCAGGGATCGTACCCCTGGCGCAACACAAGGACGACGGCCACCTTGCACACGATATCCAAAGGTCGATCGCTGTCGTCCCACTTTTCCCCGCCGCCATCGCGAAAACGCTTTCCAAACATGGCGCGCGGCGGGGATTCATCTTCCGAAAGCCAATGTCAATTCGAAACCCATTAGTTAGACGCTTTCGGAACCTATTAGGAGGTACATCATGCCTGACATTCAGGTTGCAACTAAGCCATCTATTGGCAGCATCATCCGCACAATCATCGACGGTTCTGGACCACTCGAGGCTAGCGAGGTCGCGGATGCGGTTCTTGCGTCGATCGACCCAGACGATTACGGAACGTATTTGCGTGAACTGATCGTGTCTCGTGTGTCTACTGAGACTGGTCGACTGAGGGACGCAGTAACCCCGCCGATTCGTAAGGGCGTATCCACGAAGCAGTCACTCATTCGCAACGAGTATTGGCCCCAGTTCTTGCGTCAGAAGATCGCTTTGCCCGGTGGTTACAAGACGTTGGCCGAGGCGACTTCAGCAGATCTTCGATTCATTGCTGACATGCGCAAGACGCAGGCGAACGATCTGCTGAACAAGGCCGACCAGTTCAACACTCTCGCTGACCTTATGGACAAGGCGAAGGTCACTTACCTCGAAGGGCTGGACCGTAAGGCCGGTCAGAGCGTATTGGAGCAGGCAGCATGACCATCACACTTACCCGCGACCAACGCACCTTCGAAATCCATCAAGGCACCGTCGCGGGTGACCCTTTTCTCGTCGACCAATGGCCGCGCGAAACCCACCAGAGCGCCGTCGATGAGAACCCTTTCCCGCCAGCCACCGTCCACCCGGAACCCAGAAGCTTGTCGCTGGCAGGAACCTTTTCATCCCCCGACGCCATGGTACGAACGGAACCCATGCTGAACGCGCGTCGGGGGATGATCCTTTACAACCCGTACCTCTGCCTCCTGTCCGATTCTCTGGATGACATTGAGGCGCTGCGGATCGCAACCGATAACAGGGTTCGTGCGCTCACCCGCAACGAGGAAGACTCAGACGGTGAAATGCGTGGCCTCGGTTTGGATGCGCGATCACCAGAAGTGTCCCGTTCAATGGCGTTGGCTGAGAACATTCAGGCACTTGAACATCAAGCAACACTGGACCTGCAACGCGAAGTGAAACGCTCCCCTCTATACGGGTGGGTGGCGCGGAACAAAGGTGTGGGCGCGAAACAGGCTGGACGGTTGTTCGCCGTTATCGGTGACCCGTACTGGAACGACCTCCACGACCGCCCGCGCACCGTTTCGGAGCTGTGGGCATACGCGGGATACGCCGTCCACTTCGGTCACGCAGACAGGCGCGCAAAAGGTCAGAAGAACAACTGGAACGACAAAGCAAAATCGCGCGCGTTCCTCATGGCCCAATCGTGCATCAAACGACTCGACGGCGAATACCGGAAGGTGTACGACGCAGCACGCGAACAATACGCGGACGCCATTCACCCTCACGACTGCACACGCTGCGGCCCGAAAGGGAAACCAGCACTCGAGGGTTCGCCGCTATCTCTCGGCCACCAACACGCGCGCGCTCTACGCCGCGTATCCAAGGAAATCCTCAAAGACCTGTGGCTTGAAGCCAAGGCAATTCATGAGAGCGAGGCTGTCTGATGGCAACACTGTTTACGACTTCGAGCGGGTCTGAGTACACGGTCGATGGTTCGAGAGTAAAGAGGCGTGGTAGCACTGAGTCGTCGTTCGATGGCCAGTGGTGGCCGATCAAAGCAATATCAAAGATCAGTGTTGGCGCGGTCGTGAATTTTGAAATTGTGGACGGCCCGGTCGGCTCTCACATGTTCCAGACGGGACGTGTGGACAGTATTTGGGATGCGGGTATTGCCTAATGCCTGGGCCTTTGAAGATGTCGCGTGGCGGCGTGCTCGGCAAACACCGTGGCGTGTTGACCCTGTTTGGGGCGTTGGCGGAGTCGTGTGAGCAGCGGGGTGTGGGGACGAAACCGTTACCTGCCGCGAATGGCCGTCATAACGCCGACAACGAACCGTATGAACCGCACTGGAACGTGCCGCTCACACCTGAGGAAGAAAGAGATGAAGCAAATGACTGAGCACGATTTGCGTTCGGAGGCTGACCGTTTTTGGCCGTCGTCTGTCGAACAGGCTGCAATCAACGCGCACCGGAAGCCGTTGGATTTAGCGGCCATCAAACGGTGGGATAACGCATTCTGGGGTGTCGCAATCCCGGTGGGTGCTGCAGCGATCATTCTCGCCGGCATCATGGTCGGATCATGAACGCTCAAGGATTATCGGTGGCGCTGGCTGTCATCGGAATAACCGTTGTCGGCACTGCCGTAGTTGTTGGTCTTTTATTGCTGTGCGTTGCTCTTCTCGGTCCAATCTGGGGAAGCGTGGCCGCAGTGTCCGCCATATTCTGCGCCCTGTTCTTCCTGATCGCATGGGTGGAATCGCGATGACCGATCCGATGCCTGCCGTGAAATGGATTCTCGGCATGCCCGTCGGCCCAAAGTCTCCTGCTGAACAACGTGACGAAACCGACCGGCAGATGATCAGTGACGCACAGAACATGGCCGCAGACATTGTGGACATTGACCGGCATGTGGCTGGGGTGATCACCGATTTGGCGTCCGCACTCGAGCGAAGGATGGAACCGTGAACTCGGCAGAGAAGATCGCAGCCGCAATCAAGCGACTCGAACAGTTGAAAGCCGACAGCACACGCGGGCCGTGGGAAAACATGTCGGACGACTGGCGTCAGAACTGGATCATGGGACGCGCCGCGACGCCGACCGAGGGTTACTACGGGACCGAAGATGTTCTATGCATCAACGACGACAATCTTGACGGCACCTACATGAGTGATGGGGATATCGACCTGATCTGCACCCTGCACGCGACCATCGACGCGCAGTTGGCAATCCTCGAAGAGGCGCTGGGGATGATGACCGGCTACCGCGATTCGGACGAGAAAGCCGCCGAGACTTACCGGTTCGAACTGGCGCTCGCTGACGCAATCCTCGGGGAGTCCACATGAAACGGTTCTGCGCACTCCTACTCATAGCGGCTGTCATCTTCGGGATGGTGGCCGTTTTCACATCATTCAACGCAATCTACCTGTTGGCTGTCTGCTGTGCTGTGTGCGCGGTTGGGGTTGCAGGGTGGAAGACAAGGAACGAACCATGAGCAACATCAAGGTGCCCATTGACCGGTTGAAGCGCATGGAAAAAGCGCTCAAGGAATCCGGTTGGGAGCAACCCGCGCTCGGCTACGACTATGTTCACGCCGACTACCGGGACGAGCATGTGCAGGCCGCGGAGAAACGTGCCGAAGAAACGCTGAAACGGATTGACGAACTGATCGATGTTCTCGGGCTGCGGGACGAATACCCCGATGTGACAACGCAGGCGGTCAGGCCCTGGATCGGAATCGGATACGAACCCTACTACGAAACGATCACCGCGTTCGGTCGGCACAAGTTCCTTGCAGACATTCACGCCGCACATGAAGCATCGACAGGTGCTGAAGCTTTGGCGCGCATCAAGTCTGCGCTGGGCAAGAAATGAGTTGGGATGACGGGGACGCATACGACCGCGGAGACCCGAAACATCCCGATTTTGTGGACCACCTGCTAGAGCGACTATTCATCACGGAGGACACATGAGCAAGCTTGCAGGTATCGTCCCCGATCTTGACGAAGCCATTTATCATGCGCACCCGTCGTTGTCATCAACCGGGGCGAGACAACTGTTGGACTCACCCGCAAAATTCAGGTGGGCACAAACACACCCCAAACCACCGAAGCAAGCATTCGACCTCGGCAGTGCAGCACACACCAAAATTCTTGGTGCCGGCAGTGGGGTGATCGCCTACCCGGCAGAACACATCACAGCAGGCGGGAACGTGTCCACCAAAGCGGCCACAGTCGCGTGGGCTGCGGAACAACGGCAGGCAGGGCTAATACCTGTCAGCCCACACGAAATCGACGCTGTTGACGCTATGGCCGAATCGGTGCTAGCGCACCCCGTAGCGCGTCGACTGCTCGAGCAGAAAGACAACCAACGCGAAGTGTCCATGTTCGCCACATGCCCTGACACGGGGGTTGAAATGCGGGCACGGTTCGACCTTCACGCTGCCGACTCCGGAGACCTGAAATCTGCGCGCGACGCATCCCCTAAAGGATTCGCGAAAGCTGTTGCACAACACGGTTACAACGTGCAACAGGGCTGGTATCAGGATGTCCGCGAAATCATCACAGGTGAACGCGGCACGTTCACATTCATTGTTGTTGAGTCCACCGCACCGTACCTCGTTGGTGTGTACCAGCTCGATTACAGCTTCGAAGACATGGGTAAAGTCAAAGCACTTGCCGCCCGCAACATCTACCAGCAATGCCTCGAACATGATGTGTGGCCCGGATACTCGTCCGACACGCAAACACTGCAAGCACCTCAATACGCCATCTACGACTACATGGACGAATTTGAGGCAGACGAACCAATGAAAGTAGGGAACTGATGGACATCAGCGACACTGTTGCAGCCAAATCGGATCAACTCGACTACGACGACCTGATGGTTACGGAACGCACCTTCACCATCACCGAAGTCACACGCGGCCCATCCGCAGACCAACCCGTAGAAATCGGGCTGAAAGAATTCGACCGGCCCTGGCGTCCCGCAAAATCGATGCGCCGCGTCCTAATCGTTGCGTGGGGTGCAGACGCTTCCGCATACATCGGCAGGCAAGTAACCCTGTTCGGTGACCCCACAGTCAAATTCGGTGGAATCGCTGTCGGCGGCACACGTATTCGTGCGCTCAGCCACATCGACAAACCGTTGACGATCGCACTCACGGTCACTCGCGGGAAACGTGCACCCTTCGTTGTGCAACCCATCGTGACCGCACCCGTGAAGGACACTTCCGGGCGTGACTGGTTGGTGGAGTTGACGGATGCGCAAGGTGACCTGGATGCGATAACCGCGTTGGGCACAGCAGCGAAAATGGCGCATGCGTCCGCACAGATCATGCAGATCATCACTGCTGCGTACAAGGAAGCGAAAGATAATGAGCCGATCTAGACCGTCCAACACGCAAGACACTATTCCAGCCGATCAAATTGAGAGGCTGGAATTTTTTGTGGAAGGCACACCAATTCCGCAGGGCAGTAAGAAGGCGTTCGTTATACGCCGACGTGCGGTCATTGTGGACGACAACGCACCCAAGTTGAAGCCGTGGCGGTTGAAGATCACACAAGCGGCCGTAGCAGCGTTGGCGGGCCGTTCCGGGTTCCCCGCGCAACACCCTGTAGCAGTCCTTGTCGATTTCTACATGCCCCGTGCAGTGTCCGTGAAACGTGCACGACCATCCGTACGGCCGGACGTTGATAAAAAGGTGCGGTCAGTGCTTGATGCGCTCACCGATGCGGGCGTGTATGCGGACGACGGGCAGGTTGTTGCACTGCACGCCTTGGACTGGTACGCGGATGACAAACCGGGTGTGCGAATCGTAGTTCGGGAGCTTGCCTAATGAGCGCAAAATACCTACCGATCACACCGCACGACTGGATGACAGACGCGAACTGTGCCACCACGTCACCTGACGCGTTCTTCCCCGAACTCGGTTCACCCGCCCTGGATGCACGGAAAGTGTGTGCCGTGTGCCCGGTGAAAGCACAATGTGCCGAGTATGCGTTGAACCTGCATGTGCGTGACGGGATTTGGGCTGGCGTGTCAGCTCGAACGTTACGGAGGCGTGCAGCATGAGTAGCGGAATACAAATAGGCGATGCGGCGATGTCGCTTCTCAATCAAAGTGTCGTCGATTCTTACGGTGATAACGGGCCGACTATCTGGGAGGCAACGTCACGGATCGATCATCTGACAGGGACGAAGGCGGAACTGTTGGAGGCTATCGCCTACGTGGCGCTGCAAGTCTCGGCCTACAAGCGGATCTCAAATCAAGATGCACACCTAGCGATGTTGAACGTCGCACATGTGGTTGATGAGTACAAGAGGATACGCCATGACAATCCCTAGACCGATTGTGAAAGCTGTTTTGAGACGCGACCCGTTTTGTTCTATCGGGTCGCGTCTTTGTACGCACACGTCAACGGTTGCGGATCATCGAGCTAATGGTGGTGCTGGCGGTTCGAAGGTGCTGTGTGACATCCGCAATCTGGTCGGTGCATGCCAATTGTGTAACGGGTGGAAAGAAACCGTTGACGCAGAAACTAGGGCGCTTTTGGTGGCTGATGGGTTGCGTGTTGAGCAGGCGTCCACGAATCAGAAAACGTTAGAGCGGGCCATACAAACACCCGTGTTTTATCAACGGGAGCAGGCATGGTTCCGTCTGTGCGCGGATGGTACACGCACCCAACTGGGTGATGCGGAGGCGAACGAGTTGCGGGCGTTGGCGGGGTTGATAAGCGGTGAAGGTTACGCCTACTGAAAGGAAGCACGACATGAGAATTTTAGTGGACATGGATGGTGTCATTGCCGACTGGGGGAAAGCGTACGGTGAATCCCTTGACCTGTTCGGGGTTGACGCGCTGGGCATTCCCCGCCATCACCAGCAGACCACATTCAACTTGAATGAGGGTCGCACTGCGGCTGAGAAAGCAATCATCAAACAGGTGATGTGCGAGACGGGTTTCTATGACCGGCTCGAGCCTATCTACGGTTCGCGTAATGCGCTCAGGGAGATGGTCAAAGAGGGCCACGACGTGCGAATTGTGACTTCCCCGTGGGTGTCGAACCCGACGTGTGCCAGCGACAAACTCAACTGGGTTGTGAAGCACTACGGGGCGCATTGGGGGCAACGAGTGATCATCACGACGGATAAAACGTTGGTGCGGGGTGACGTTCTCATTGACGACAAGCCGCAGGTGAAGGGTTCCGCGCGGCCGTTGTGGAAGCACATTCTGTTCGATCAGCCGTACAACCGTGACGTGAACAAACCGCGCATCCGCGACTGGCGGGAATGGCGCTACGTATTAGGAGTTGCCGCATGACCGAGGTACGTACAACATCCCGTACAGGTGGGCAGAAGGGTACGAAGCCCGTCGATTATTCGTTGATTCCGTGGGCTGCTATGGCGAAAGTTGCCGAGCATTACCACAAAGGGGCTGAAAAATATGACGCACACAATTGGCGCAAAGGATATGAGTGGTCGAAGTCGTATGCGTCATTGATGCGTCACGCCACTGACTGGTGGGAGGGCGAAGACATCGACCCGGAGACCGGATCTCCGAACCTGGCCGCGGTCGTGTTCCATGCGCTTACGCTGCTGACGTTCGCGGACGAGCACCCGGATTTCGATGACAGGTATAAGGGGGTGACGAATTGGCAAGAGGAAGAATCCTCACACCCGACTTCTGGTCGGACGGAAACATAGTCAGCGTTTCGTCGTTCGCCAGGTTGTTCTATCTGGGCATGTGGAACTTCGCGTACTGCGATAAAGGGCATCTACCGGATGACGTGTCGGGTTTGAAGTTGAAGATTCTGCCGGCTGATGATGTGGACCCTGACGCGCTTTTGAACGAGCTGATGAGCAAAAAACGTGTGGTCAGAGTGTCGTCTGAGCATGAGTCTTTCCTGTTCATGCCGAAGTTTGAGAGGCACCAAAAGGCTGATCAGAGGTGGAAAACACGGTGCCCCGCATGTGCTCTCGGAGACTCACTGAAACTCACCAAAACTCAGGAGAGTTTGGTAGAGCACACCGAAACTCTCCCAAACTCAGCGTTAAGAGGAGAGGAGAGAACTAGAGAGAACAAGAGAGAAGAGAAAAACACTCTTGTTCAAGCTGCGCTCGAACGTGACTTTGACTCCTTCTGGAACGTGTACCCGCGCAAGCAAGGCAAGCAGGCAGCGAAAAAGAAATACATGACAGTCAGGAAGGCTGTTGACGCTGAAGTAATCCAAGAGGGTGTGCGCAATTACGCATTGATGACGTTGGGGAAAGAACGTGAGTTCATCAAGCTCCCTGCGGGTTGGTTGAACGATGGCCGGTTTGAGGATGAGTTCTCAACGTCTATCCCGTTGCCGCCCCGTGACCTGAGTGTGGCTGAGTGTCGCATTCATCGGGGGTATCCGTTGCCGTGTGATGCGTGTGCCCGTGAGGAGGTGAACCCGTTTTGAACGAACAGTTTCTCGAGCTAGAACGGAAGGGTTGGACGGCGGCACGTATCGCTGAAACGTTGGGGGTGTCGGCACGTACCGTGTATCGCCTGCGTCGGAAGCATGGGTTTGCGCGGACGGACCCGGCGTCACATGCCCCGTTGACCCCGGAACGTTTGGCGGCGGCGTCGCGGATGATCGCGGATGGTTGTTCGCATCGTGAGGTTGCCCGAACACTGCGGATGACGACTACGACGGTTGCAAGACATTTTCCGGGTACGGCGTGGTCGCATCAGGAAACGAACGAGTACATAAATTCGCTTCGTAAAGCTAACAAGATGATTGAAAGGATGTACGCATAATGAGTAACCCGGACGACGGAGAGCCAGACATCTACGACGACTCGACGGGCGCGGAAGCGTACGCGAAATACACCGTGTACGTGGATTGTGGCGAGGCGGAGAAGAAGTTCAAAGCGTTTGCGGCATCGCTTGGTGACGCTATCGAGACAAGTTGGAATGACAGGGAGTGGAAGTAATGGCTGGCGAAACGATTTTGACTGTGGTTGGGAACCTGACGAGCGACCCGGAGTTGCGGTATACGCAGAACGGTATTGCGGTGGCGAATTTCACCATTGCAAGTACACCGCGCACGTTTGACAGGGCGTCGAATGAGTGGGTTGACGGTGAAGCGTTGTTCCTGCGTGCAAGCGTGTGGAAGGACTTCGCGGAGCATGTTGCAGGGTCTCTGACGAAGGGTGCCCGCGTGGTTGCTATCGGGCGTCTGAAGCAGAAGTCGTACGAGACGAAGGAAGGGGAGAAGCGCACGTCGATTGAGCTTGAGGTTGACGAGATTGGGCCGTCGTTGCGTTACGCGACTGCTGCTGTGTCTCGTGCTGATTCTGGGTCTCGGTCGCATGTTCCGGTTCAGGAGCAGGAAGCACCCGCATGGTCCGCAAGTGACGATACTTCCACGCCGTTCTGAAAGGAATGATCATGGCTGACTTGGATATGGGCAAGAAAGAAAACCTCATCGTTCACATTGAGGGGTTGCAGGCGACGATCACGAAGCGCAACGAACGGATCTCGCAACTGGAAGCTCAGATTGCGGGTGAGGGTGCGGATGAGCGCGAGCAGCGTGCTTTGAAAAAGGCGCACCGGCAGGGGTGGCAGGAGTGCGCCTCTCATCTGATGGAGACGACGCGGCAGGCTGCTTTTGCTTTGGGGCAGGTCCGTAAGGATGCTTTCGCAGAGTATTTGAAGTCTGAGAGCGCTGATGTCTAATCAGGGTGTGTCGAGGGTGACGGGGCGGGCGTTGTCTGCCCCGTCCGGGCGGGTTGTTGAAACGCCTGAACACGTTTGCGGCAATTGCCGGTCACCATGGACGAATACGGGGCGGCAGGACTGCCCGAAAGCGAAGGAACAAATCAATGCCGAAAATTGAAGTGATCTTCAAGAGCGGTGCGTCCACGAAGTTGGATGTTGAAAGTTTCATTGTCCGTAAGAACGGTCTTGGTGCTGTCGGTGGGTTCGAATGGACGCACGGTGAAGACCAACTCTTGCACTTGGATATTGATGAGGTTGTGGCGGTGATCGGCCGATGAGCGAGAACGTGCAAGACGCCGAGAAGGCGTGGGAAGAGCACATCGCAGAGGTTGCACCGTATCCGGCTGCCTCGTTTCCAGACCCGGAGGCCGAGAAGCGTGGGCGCATGTACAAGTCGGGATACATGGCTGGTCGTGCCTCTCGTGACGCCGAGGTGGATGCGTTCGTGATTGCACAACGCATTCTGCGCGAGCAACTGGCCGCGGCCGAGAGGGAGCGCGACGAGCTTCTGCTAGCCGTTACGGAGCTTCCCGGATACACCAACCTAGGAACGTTCAAGGAGGCGGTCAGCATCATGGTGATGGATTGCCTGAACGCCGAGTCCGCTCTGGCCGAGGCACAAGCGACCATCGAGAGGGTGCGCGCATACGCCAACGATCGAGCGTTTCATGCGCGCGGACACCTCAACACGGTCAACTCGGGCAGGATCGCCAGCGACTTATTGGCCATCTTGTCCGCTCCCTCGTCTACGGGAGGCGCGAACAATGCCGAGTGAGTACACGCCACCGACAGAAGACGTGCGCGCGTTGTATGTGACCGGGACGCCTGCGCACCATGTATCCGTCAGCAAGGGGTATACGGAGTTCGACCGTTGGCTTGCCGCCCATGACCGGGACGTTGCGGCTACCGAGCGGGAACGGTGCGCACGGATCGCGGAGAAATGGTGGCCCGCGAATCCGTTCCACGCGCACGATATTGCGAACGCAATTCGAGCGGCTGGCCCTGTCGAACCGCAGCAGAAAGAAGGCCACACGTATTTCGATACGCTCCGTGACCTTGATCCGGGTGGGACTATGACCGAGATTATCGATGCGTCAGAGGCGCGTGTGGCGCAACAGAAAGAAGGCAACTGATGAGTGGAATCCCGTATCAGAACATTGGGGGCCGCGATGTTCTGGGATGGTCCGTGATGGCCTGCCGCGACCGGCTTAGTCATGATCCATCATGCGAGAGAACCCAGGCATGAAGCATTGCGGCGGTATGACCGACAGGAGAAAGGGCCGCGTCAAGTATTGCCGGATCTGCGAGAGGAACAAACGGTGAGTGACGATAACCTACTGTATGCTGTGGATTTGCTCACGAAGGACAGGTTTATTGGAACGTGGGTTCCAGATTCTGCCGGCGAACTGAAAGTGCACACGGAGAAACATCCGCCGTTACTGCGGTTGCTGATCAACGGTATTGGTATCCCGTCATCGCGGGGGCCGTCTTCGGAGATCAAGATTCCGATCGATGCGGAAGCGCTCGAGTTGTGCGCTCAGATCCGTGACCGTGTGAGGTTGTGGTGTCGGGCGTTGCGTGTGGTTTTTGATGGTGACGAGTTGCTGTCTACGTTGCGCCGTTGGTATTTGCGTCATGTGAACCGTGTCAGATCGGGTCAGGTGTCAGACGTTATCGACGCCGACATTACTCGCACGGTCCAGTCGTGGGTGCGGATGATTGAGTCTAAGTATGAGCGTGTCGAGATCCGTGAATGGCAGGATTCTTGCGTGGCTGAGGTTGCGGCCCCTGACGAGGGCGGGGCGCTGCGTTTGCGGAAGTGTGGTGCTAGACGGATTCTGATAAATGGTGTTGAGCAGTTCGCTATCGAGTTGAATGTGACCACGTTGACGGCGACGTGTCGGATGTGTGGTCATGAGTGGGTCGGTAAAGATGGTCTTTCCGAGCTGCGTTTTCTCACCAATTTGGACAATCAGATACAAATCGGGGAGGAGATTGAGGGGGCGGCAATAAATCTTGTGACGAATCGCGGCAGATAGTTGCATATCGTCCAAGTTTCGTGTACAGTGGGTATTACTTCAACACAACTCTGTCCTCTGACGGTTGTGTAACGTCTGATCGTTTCTTCGGTTAGGCGTTTTTTGATGCCCTAATGTCTCGCAGTTCCGACCATAAGCCGGCGACTGCTGAGGGTGGCGTCGAATGCCACACACTGCGCGTATCCCCCGCGCCATAAACACGACTAGCAGATACAGGCGGTCGTCATACGCGCTTGTCCCGACGGTTGATATCGGGGCCTCATTACTTTGAGGGGAAAATCATGTCTTTGAAGGAAGCCTTAGAAAAGAAGCCAGCCGATCCGAGACGCCGTTGCGGTGTGAAGAGTTGGATTGACACCCTGCCCACCGATGAGCAGGAAGCTGCCGCGTTACTTCTGGCGAGTAGCAGGCGTACAACTGATGTGCATGATGCGTTTACGGGTGAGGGTTACCCGTTGCAGTATGTTGCGACGCTGAGGCACCGGAACGGACGGTGCTCCTGTGAGCTTGGCCGATAAGGTTGCGCAGCCGGTGACAGTGGAGCCTAAGCCGTCCCGTAACAGGGATTGGGGTTTCACTACCGAGCTTGCCCCGCACGACCCGAACATACAGTCAATCACGGCCACCAGTGGCGAGCAGTTGAAGACTGAGGATGACTGGACCCAGTTTGTCAAGGACAACGGCGGTACGGTTGCTGACGGTTACCGTGTCCGACTGGTTGAGATGCGTCACAACACTCACGGGTGGACGCGCTCTGAGGCTGGTCAGGATGCTACGACGGCGGGGACGTGGTTTTACCGTTTCGCGGTGGAACCGGTCAACGTCAATTCGAATGTTGATGAGCTGATCAAGTCCATTGGGCGTCGGAGGGCACCTAAGGCTGTTGCTACGGGTCCTGGTGTGTTTCATTTCCTTGGTGGAGATGAACAGCTCGGGAAAATAGACGGCGATGGCACCGAGGGTATCGTGGACCGGATTGTCCAGTCCATTGATCAGTCGGTGATCGAGTTTAAACGGCTGCGTAAGACGCGCTCTCTGGGCATTGTGCATCAGGCTTGGCTTGGTGACTGTGGCGAGGGCAACCAGTCGCAGGGTGGCCGCAACATGTGGCGTACGTCTTTGACGGTCACGGAACAATACAGGGTGCATAGACGCCTCATGTTGTACGCGATTGACGCGTTCGCCCCGCTGGTTGAGTCCGTGCAGGTGGATGTTGTCAACGGTAACCATGATGATGTGCAACGACAGATTGCGACGCGTGCCGATGATGGGCACGCAACCGAGTCTGCCATCGCGTTGTCGGATGCGCTCGAGTTGAATGTGGCCGCTTACGGGCATGTGAAGATTTTCGTTCCTAACAGGGATGAGTCTTACATCACCCGTGAGATTGGCGATTCGGTGTTCACAATGGCGCACGGGAACCAGTGGTCACGCGGTAAGGCTATGGCTTGGTGGAGTGGTCAAAGCTTCAACTGGCAGGCTCCGGGTGCGGCACAGTTCCTGTTGTATGGGCATGAGCACACGGCGTCTCTGACTACTCAGCGTGACCGTGTGGCTATTTGTGTGCCCACCTTCGAGTCTGAGTCAACCTGGTGGAGACATAAGACGGGCGATGTTGGTAAGCGTGGTGCGTATGTGATGACCACTGCTGCCGGCGAGTTCGCTGACCTTGCCATTATCTAATTACAGTTGACACTGGTGGCGGTAATTGTAATATTTTGCGGTTACCGCCCTGGGGTCCGCATTATCTTTCCGTTTTCACCGAGCACTGAGTGACGATTTCGAATCGTAAAGGCTCGCGAGTGCAAAACGGAATAAACCCTGCGGTTTGAACCTGGTGACAGGTAGAACCGTGGACCTAACGACGTGCGGAGTTAGTCGCTGCGCGCCGATTAATCGCGGCTGACGACCGTAGTAGTGCCCATGCTCCGTATGGTTTGTTGGCCTACACAAAGGTTCCTGTCTGCTGATGAAGAACCCCTGGGTTCAGGCGGGTAGGTCGGTCGCTAGTAGCTCAGTGGTAGAGCGCCACCCCTAACGGTAGATGTCGCGGTTTCGATTACCGCCTAGCGCACGAGTGTAACCGTTCGGTGGCTTCCTTGTGCTGTAACCGTTCGGTATCCCATATTGACGACTGTCAGTATCCCAAATTGACGACCGCAAACCCCCAAGAATTCCAACCAAGCGGGTGACATGATGCAACCTAGATGGCCTGAGTCTGCCGCGTTGTTGGCGTCGTGGACGCACCGACAGTATTGGAAACCGTTGGAGCGTCGTTACCGCCTACTGTTTTGGCGTCGAAATGGTTGAGCAGGAGTGGACACTCACAGCGAGCGATCGTTGCGACGTTCGGAAGTGTGGTGCCCGAGCGTTCGTGCGCACCGTTGACCCGGTGACTTGGTTCGACATCTTATGGTGCGGCCATCACTTCCGACAGGTTGAGTCGAAGATCCTTGAGCGCGAGTTTTCCGTGTTCGATGAACGCGGCCAGCTCGACGTGAAACTTGACGCATCCGCTTAGGGGGCATCGTGTCTGCTGAAACAAAGCCGCGTAAACCGTTCCGTCTGGTTGGCCCGAACATGAACCGTATTCTGACGGCGTTGGATGTGGAAGGTCTGATGCGTGGCCAAGTGTCACACGCAACCGCAGATCAACTGTTGAAAGCTGGTTGGAAGCGTTACTCAGGTCCAGCACTTGAGAACGATGGTTGGTATGTGTTGGGTACGGATGACCGTCTGACACCGAAACAGACACGCTGCGACTGAACCGTGAGTATGGGTAAACGTTGCATGGTGAACGGTGACGAACAGGACGCATATTCGGTATGGCGTCACATGCTCTGCTACCTGCAACGCCCTGGCGTGGTGAAGAAGATCAAACGGCGCACACACAAACGCGAGCGGCAAGAGTGGAAACGTGAGGTGCGCTGATGGCTACTCATTTCAGGGAACAGGAAGCCGCCGAACAAATCTTTTTGACGCGGGCGCAAGCAGAGCAACTGTTGCAAGCGTTGGACGGCACCGATGATGAACGACAGATCGCTGATGACTGACACGCACCCGTATTGGTGTTGGTTGTGTGGTGCACGTTACAGTCACCCGACTGCGGCGCAACAGTGTGTGTTCAGGTGTGGGGACAGGGGACGCAATGAGTGACCGTACAGAGGACCTGTGGGGTGAGGGTGGCGTGTTCGACCAACTCTCTGACGCATTGAACCTGGTACCGCAGGCAACATTCGACCGGTATGCGGAGAGTGCACGAATCAACGCCGCACTCTGGACACGAACTGTTGAGGGCCGGCGCACCGAAATCATTGACCAAACCGTGGCGGACCTTGCCATTATTGGGCAGGCCAGCGACCGTGTACACTCGCTTTGCTGCGCGCAAGGATGCGTACGACGCGAGGACACGAAACCTGAAGGCGACTAGACACGCTTCACAGCAAGGGCAACACCACGCGGCGACAGATGCGCTACCTCCTGCACTTCCGCCCACGTGGCACCTGCGGCTAACGCTTCACGCACAACGCGGTCACGGTAACGCATCTGCTCGTCAACGTATGAGCGTCGTTGCGCGAGCTTCACTGTTGCTTGTGCCAGCTCATCGAGTTTGGCTTGTTTGTCGTCCACAAAATCTACTATACCCGAGTATTGACCGCGGGCGCTCTCAGGGGTATAGTCGGAGACATGAGCACGTCAGAGAAATTCCTCGCACTAGTCAGCGAATGGTACGCGCCGAATGTGAACATCACTGAGGTGTCGCCGCGCGGAACAGACTGGGGCGGCAGCACGGAGGTAGGTTTCCATGCCTCGTTCTGCGTCGATGTTGAAGGCGTCAACAAAGAAACCGGCGCAAAGATATACGACACAATCGAGGGCGACAACATGGAAGCCCTCTGGTTGCACATCATGCGATCCGTATAACCACTTAGAAGGCTCCGTGGATGAAGCACCGCGTCAAGTATCCTGAACCTTCACCCCGCGCAAGCGCTGGTATATAGCCCAGAAAAAGGAAAGCAGCCCGCCCAACAAGCGGGCTATTTCTTTGCCCAAAAATGACTGGGGGCCGACATGATCACCGCCCAAATCGGACTCATACCCCACGCAACAAACCCGTTCCAATGGTTGATACAAACCATCACACGCTCCCCAGTACACCACTGCGTAATCGCCATCTCGGAAACTGAATGTGTTGGTGCGGAAGCACCCGTCGCAATCGTCAGACTGGTCACACACTGGCCCACCATAATCTGGTCAGCATTCGACTTGAACGCACGACAACAACGTCTCATCGCAGGGTGGGCGAACAACGCAGTCGGAACCAAATACGGGTGGTTAGACGACCTCGCCATAGCCATAGCGTTGATCACACGCAAACAAACACCGTTGTGGTTGACACGGTACATCACGAGCACCAAACGCCTACAGTGCGCAGAACTAGTTGATATGGCATACAGGGCGGCCGGCATCCATTTGTTCAGGGACGGACGCCCACCATCCGCCGTATACCCAGGATCGTTCGTGCCTCTCTTCAAAGACTTCGGCTGGTGGCCCAAAGGCATCTAACAACTGAACACAGCCATTACACACTCACAACGTAAGGCAAGAACAATGAGCTTCACCTACCTACCCAAGGCTTTCACAGACGAACTGAGTGCAGGGATAGCCGAATCCTTCAAACGGTCCACCGAAACCCTAAACGTAATCCTCGGACCAGTCGAGACGCGACGCAAAGGCCACGCCGAGCACACCCAGTACACGGACGCTGAACTGCAAGCACGTGACGAAGCGGTAGCCGAATGGCAGAAACTCACCGAAGAGTTAGAAGCCAAAGGCTACCTCGAGCGTGGGGCATGCTACGAATGTGCCGGCGAACTCGAACCGGTCACCGAAACGGAACACCACGAATGGGTGTACGACGAAACCGTTGAGGAACACCAAGCACGCGTGAACCCTACAGGGAAAGCCACAGTAACGTTCAAGGTGGTGTGACATGAGCACAGCAGCGACCGATCGCGAACGGTCGGCGATACAGGAGCGCATACGCAAATCCGAGGAACGCTACCAAGAAGCACTGCGCATAAAGAGCGAGATGCGTGCGGCCTCAGTGAATGCAGGAAGCGTACACACGTTCTCCGCAGGACTACCAGGACACGGGAAGCGCAGGTAACAGACACGGACACTGTAGAAGCAACCCTGACACCAGGAGAGTACGTGCTCAAGGGAACAGACCTAGCACCACGAGACCGTGAATGGCTCAAAGCGTTCAACGACCGACTCAAAGGCGAGAAATGACATGCAACCCAACACGTCGGACATAGTCATGAACGGGCTAGAAGGCGACATCTACGACAGGGAACGCCACATAGGACACTTCCGCTTCTACAACAACGACGCAACAGACGAGACCACACAAGACACCAAACAAACGGAGTCATGATAGACGAATACGACCTAGTTGTATGGGCACTAGTCGTAGCCACCATGGCAGCAATCACATGCTTCCTCTTCGCCATCGCATTCAACTGACCAGTCGTGATCGTGGCGTCTGCGTTCTTCTACGTTGTGTAGAATTCCCCGCGATATCGAGTGTTCTACGGCGTGTAGAAGTTACCTAGTTTGCCTGTTAGTAACTCTCACAGGGAATTCAATAACTTACTGAACGTTCACTTTACTTGACGTAATCGTTATTATCAGCGTCATTTTTCGGCAAGAGTCCGGCCATTCCGCACCGTTCAGAAGGTGTGGATAACTGCCTGCCGTTCGTCGTTCATACCCTCAGTCTATCAGGGAGGCCACATGCCGGCGCATAAACCGTCCCCCGAGGGCATCTATTACAACCCTGACGGCACACCCTGGACTGCGGAGTTCGAAAAGCAACGCCCGCCCTTCCAAGCAGGTAACCAGTTGGCGGTCACACACGGCGCATACTCCACAGAGCGCACCGACCCGATAGCGCAACGGTACATTCAGGAAGTCTGCTCCGACCCTGCCACCAGCTACCTGCGCTCACCCGCCTACCATGCCATGCTCTGGCAGTGGGGGGTGCTCATGGCACAATGCGAGCTGATCACCGCACACATGGCCAGCATGACGTTCGAGGAACGCACCAACAGCGACCGGGGCAAGACCAGCCCTATGGACCTGTACACCCGTTTCAGTGGAAGGGCGCTCGCGTTGGCTAAAGAGATGGGCTTCACGCCACGCTCCCGTGCAGGGCTAGGCAAGGATGTAGCCAGCACACAGGTGGACCTTGCCACACTACTCAGCAAGGGCACACCACAGGGCACAGAGGATAGCACACCACAGGAGTAGCACACACCACACAGTGGGGTAGTGCACACCATGCATGCCATGTAGTACACACATACCAACACACACAAGGCATACGGCCCAAAGAAACGAAACAGTATTCGTCCGGTGGGGCGGGGTCTGGCGTACACGTGTTCGACGGTGGCGGGGGGTGGGGGAGGGCTTTTTCCGAACAGTCTGCCCCCTGATATGCCCCGTTTTTTGTGCGAGGTCTTTTCTCGTTTGACTTCTGGTTGTCGTTCGGG